TGAATATAGAATTAGAATTACATAATTTAAAAAGAAAAGTACTTAATGGTAAGCACATATCTGACCAATTTAAAAAAGAAATAGCTGACAAAATCTTCCAAATAGAAAAAGAAGTAGCTATTAATTATACACATTGTTGTACGGTGTTGTGAATAGTACGGATAAATAGTAAATAATTTAATTAATAAACAATAAATATTATGGAAATAAATACAGTAGTTATCTCATTAGATAGACTAAAAGAATTGGAATTAGCAGAAAAGAAAGTAAAAGAACCTAGAAGTAAGACAATTGTAATTGAACGCTATATGATGTATAGTTATATCGTAGAAACAGACGATGAATGCACCGAAAAATTATCGAATGACTTGAAAGATGCTAAGGAGAAAATAGATAAGTTAAAGGATGAATTAAAAAACCCTAAAGAAGGAGTTATTGAAATTACAATTGAAGATGTAAAAGAAATGAACTACTGGAGTTTTCGTAAATGGAAAAGAAATTAGTATTATTTACAACGTTAAATGTAAATTTTGAATCGATGGATTTAAGAACCGAAATAGAAAACATAGTACACGAAATATTAATGGAAGGTGTAACAAAGGAAGATGCTGTAAAAGAGCTTTTAAATTTACATAATGTTGTATGTAGTGCGACTAAGTGCATGGCTTGCGAGGTAGAAATTAAAAAAGATGAAGGAATATTGTTCTGTGGTGACTGCGGAATGTAGCATTACATATAACGCATTGTGTATGACATCGTTTTAATGTGCTATACACGTTGTTGTAAGTAGTTAAAAAGCGGTTAATGGTTTACTAAGGTTCGATTCCTTAAATCGCTCGAATGCTGTTCGATACAGCTCGCTCACCGAGGTTTGGGTAAGAAGCCAATAGGTTCGATTCCTTGTAATGTATGATGGTTTTGGAGGTGTGACTGCTAGGAAAGACTAGCTTTTTTATTACTTACAACGGTTTGGCTATGCGTTCGGTTGCTTTTCGCAACTGACGTATAGGTAGTGTTATCTATAGCACGGTAAAATAAAAACTAAACTTTATTAGTATTCCTTTGGTAAATACAAAATAAGTACTATCTTTGACGTATGTTAAACTTAAAAACAAACAATATGTATCACGTACACTTATACGACAAATTCAATACTGATATAATTAAGAAAGTAGAAACCGAAAGCAAAATACTTGCTGAATGTGTTTTCGATACTTGGTTAAAAGATGATGCTTGTCACGGAGAAACTTTGAAAATGTATGATGGTGAAAAAACTATCAAAGAAATAGTAATTAGAAAACCACTTGATGAATAGCAAAGACTAAAAAGGTAACAATAAGCCTAACACCCGAACAACAAGAACAGGCGAGAGAGCAAAGTAAGGTTTTATTTGGCAAGGAGAATATTAGCGGATATATCGGCTACCTTATCGAAAAAGCACGGAAGTAGTGTTATAGATAATGCTACATCTAAACAAAGTTTTTATTTAACGGATTAAAGATATGAAAATACTAGATATTGAGAACATGGATAAAGACGAGAAAGAGCTTTACCAAATGCTTACGAGCAAGTTTAATGAAACTGAAATGATGAAGCTAATGCCTCTAATGGTTATAGATAGCGAAAAGTACCACCGAGAGAAGTTAAATAATAATGTTGTTTTAGGTGATGTTAACGGTAGTCTTAACGACCTTTGTTTTCAGCATCGACCTAGTTGTTTTAGTGGAGTTTGTCCTAATTGCAATAAATAAAGATTACGGTTAACATCCGTGTAAAAGTAAGCTTGAGCGACCCGTTAGGGTTACTTTTTACATTTTGTTATTTATTTTAAACTTATTTCCATCTTGACAGTAGTATTTACCAAACACTTTTGTATCTTTGTAAGGAAGGAAACAATTAAACTTTAAGATTATGAGTATTCAAGGAACGAGTAAGACAGTAAACAATGTAAGGTACACTATTAACGAAGTTCATAATATAGGGTATTTCACAGTTTCAGCAGTTGTATTCCCTAATGGGTTAAAAGTTATGTTTAGGTGCTTAAAAATAGAGTGGGATGATGATTTTGTTTGTGTAAGAGGTAGATTAAGAAATATAATAGAAGGAAGTTTATTAGCTATATAATTATTAAAATTACAGCAGTTAAAAAAATCAATAGGTTTTAGAAGCGCAATTAAATATGGTTAAAGGATTGAAGTTATGAATATAAAAGAAAAAATATATTTACTTAAAACATTAAACGAAACAAATGAACGATTTTTTGTTAGAGATGTAAATACTGAAATAATAAAATTAGTTAGAACTATTAATCAATTGATTAAACAAGATTTGAATAAGTCTGATTTGTTAGAAAGTGATAAAGTTACCTGTAAAAAAGAGTTACTAGATATAGCTAAAAATATGTTTGCTTTATGAATATAAGAGATAAGATTGACTTGATTAAAAGTTCTAAATGCAACAACACAGACAACGAAGACAGTACTTTGTACATAGAGGATGGATATCCTAACTCATGTTCATTCTTTAGGTAAAATGACAGAGCAATTAGAAACATACTTATTCCAAAGGTGGATAAAATGCAATCAAAAGAAATATCATGGTTATTTCAATGAATGGGTTAAAAATATAAGTGAAAGCCAAATACACTATTTCACAAAGGAAATGATTAACTTATTGTAGAATCACACACAATCTATTAAATTAGGTTGTGTATTTTTATTTAGACTAATTACAAATTAACACACCTTATTTAGAATTAAATTAAATAAGCTTTGTACTTGATAATATAATATCTTATATTTGATAAGTATTGAAGATAACAGACGTAATAAAAGACATCATAGCTTCGGTTGATTCAGAAATCACAGTAAACGAAGTTAAGCAATTAGACGGCTCTTATGAGTTGCTAACTTGCAATTATAAACACGCAACAAAATGTAGTAAAGTTTCTATCGGAGAAGCTATTTTTAATATTACAGGATATTCAGAAGACGGCTTAATCGTAACAGGAGACACTATCCCAGAGGTAGGGGTTTACACAATAGAGCCTGTAACTTTCCTTCATGGCACATTTATTAACGCTAATGAAGCGATGTTGTTCATGGATAACAATCAAATAGATTTTAATGTGGTAGCTTTTTTTGTATCGTCTCCATTAAGTGAGACGGCAGATTATAGCGTTTCTAGCACATTGAAAACGTCCGTAAACGTTCAGTTACTATTGTTAAAATCTAACAATTCAAATGATTGGCAACCTAACGATCACTATACATACGCTATATATCCCATGAGGTCTTTGTCTGATTTGGTTGTTGAGGAAATTAATGACAGAAGGGGAGAGTTTAACAATGTTGATTCTGTATCAATTGACAATCTAATGGATGTAGGAATTGAAAAAACACAATCAAAAAGTTTATTCTCTTATACTTTTAGTGGTGTAGTAATGGATTTTCAGCTTCCAATATTAAGAACTCATAAATGTTGTAATTCGTAATTATGGGTTTTTTAGATAAATTAAAAGGATGGACACCATTCGGAGGTAATCATATAATAAACCCAGACGGAGAGTATAGACCAACTTGGGAAACTGTTATTAATGGTGAGGCAACTTATCTAGACATGACTGACTTAATGGAGGTTTATCATACTATCCCACATCTTAAAATTGCTGTAAATGCTAAGGCTTCAATGACTTCTAACGGCATTTATAAGGTTTTAGATATGAATGATGAGGAGGTAGAAAATCATCCTTTAATATCTTTGTTAGAGTCGCCTAACTTCTTACAGTCGAAGAATCAATTTGTTGTAAATCAAGTAATTAACAGGTCTGTATATGGTAATGCTTATATATTAATGAATAGGCAAACATTCGGTATTTCGTCAATGTTCGTAATACCTACAGAAGATGTTAAGATCGAATACACGGGCAAATTATACAATCAAACTGAATTTTCCGGAGTAATTAAGAGTATAGAAATTAATCAAGAGCCTTACGAGGTAAATGATTTAATATTCTTAAAGGAAAATGATGACAGATTAATAGTAGGCGAATCGAAAGTCAAGACACTTAAACAGCAATTAAGTAATATTAAGCACGCTTACGACGCTCGTAATATGAATATTACGCAAGGTGGTGCAAGAGGTGTAGTGTCTTTAGGGGAGAGAGTTGACAAGGATGGTATGGCAACCAATCCAATGACACCAGCCCAAAAAGAAAAATCTGAGGAAAGTTTTCACAATGATTACGGTCTAGGAAAAGGTAAAAAGAAACTCATCATGACCACTATGGGTGTAGAGTTTACAAGTTTGTCAGCGCCAATAAAAGATCTTCAATTATTCGAGGAAATAGACGACGATTCAAGGGTATTGCTTGATACATTTGGACTAAACAATGATTTATTTTCTAAAGTTAAAGGTTCGACTTTCAACAACGTAGAAATTGCAGACAAAAGAACATATCAAAACACAATTATTCCAGAAGCTAATTTAGATGCTCTACAAATAGGTAAACAGTCTGGAATGTTGGAAGAGGGTCAGCGTTTGACGATGGGCTTCTCTCACGTTCCGTGCATGCAACAGGATGAAAACGAGAAAGTTAAAATACAAAATACAGAGGTTAAATCCTTGTCTATGGCTTTCAAGGATGGTGTGATAACTGTAGATGAGTATAAAAATAGTTTACCAAAATCATTATTGAAAGATGGAAAGTAAAAAAGATTATAACGAAATGATAGATAGACTTAAAGAAAAGTTTAAGTCTGTTGATGATAAAATAGATAAGGACGCTATTATTAAAGCGTTAGAAGATAAAAAGAAATTATTAAAAACCGTTGTGAATAAATGATAGTTTGTAAAGAATTAAAAGAAGAGTTTACGAGTAAAGAGTTGCTTTTTAAGTCTTTGAAAGCCCGTAAAAATGAGATAATTAAAGCTAAAAAAAGCGAGGTTAAAAAGAACGTTACGACTAAAGTAGAAGTTATAAAAAGCTTCAGTGGCAAAGCTCCGTTCCATACTAAAAAAGGTTATTTCTACCCTGTTATTAACTCAACTAACATTATGGATAGTCATAATGATGTCCATTTGGAGAGTATATGGAATAAATCAGCTATAGAGCAGAATGGAAAAACATCGTATGTATCACAACATAACTTTGGTATAGATGGACTTATATCCACTAAGAATGATGTAAATATACAATTACACAAGACCACATTTAAAGAATCTGGTTTTGATTTAGATGGTAAAACAACGCTGTTAGTGTATGAAATTAAAGAAGACTCTATACTACACGAAAAGGTAGATAAGCTAGTAAAAGCGAGAAAAGATTTTGAACAGTCTGTATCAATGGAATATATTAATATAGAGTTGTGTATAGATTCATCCGATAAGGAGTTTGAAGCAGAAAAGAAAGAATACGATAAACATTTTTCAGACATCGCTAATAAAGACATTGTAAAAGATCAAGGCTACTATTTTGCTGTATCAGAAGCGAAAATAAGTCGTGAAGGTTCAGCGGTATTAGAAGGGTCTAATTCAGCAACTAAAGTGTTTTATCACCAAGAAGAAACAAAAGAAAA